AAACAGTTGTACCAAAAGAAACAAGAGAAGGTATTGTAGCATCACCATAAATATTCCATGTACCATTATTATCTTCTATTAGTGTTGTATCTATATTCTCTGAGTTCGCAAACAAAGATACAAAATTATTTTTATAAGAATAACAATTATACCTACTATTAAATGAGTTAACCAAAGTTAAATCATGTAATGATATAAAAGACTTAGTTTTATAATTATAGCTTATACAAAAACTTTTATATGTCTTTGTATTATCTTCACTTCGACCAGAAACAAATTCAAAAAGAACTCTATCATTCTTTTCATCATGTATAGTTCTACATACTGACGGTTTATAAGACTCTATAAACTTATAAATAGTATCATCTATTGTAATAATTTGATTATTACCACCATAACCAAAAATATGTTTACTTACATTGTCAAAAAAGAAATAAGAATCAAAGGTAATACAACCAGCTTCTTTATTATCTAGACCGCCATACCCAAATTGAGAATCAAGTATTTGAGTAATACCTGTATCAAATGGGTCTGACTCTTTTAACTTAATATCATCTTCTTGTGTTACAATTATATTATTTGCATCAAATTTATATAAAGAACCTTTAGTATGAATTAATATATCATTACTTATAGAAAATAGTTTAACTATAATACCTCTATCCGTAGGAATATTATAATAATCAGTAGGTTCAAATATAAATACTGAATTATTAAAACTTTCATCAGCTAATGTATTACTAACTCGTACTGTATTGTTAAATTCTGTTTTAGCATATTCTGTAAATTTATTAAAAAGAATGTTAGTAAAATCTTTATACATACTTGCAAGTTCATATATAGAACTAAGTATAGCAGAACTTATTACTTTAGCTACTTGTCGATGTCCATTATTACCCGTACCTGCACTAAATATTTGGTCTTTTATATCTTCTGAAAGATTTAAATAATTTAAATTAAAATTACTTCTAACTATATATGTTGGAGAGTCTTGAATACTTATAATATCAGAAAATGAATCTAATACAAGAGGATAGCCTCTTGTAACTTTATAAATGTCATTTCCAGAAACATAACAATCAGAAGATAACGCAAACGACGGTTTTTTTATACTACAAAGATAAGAACCATAGAAACCATCATATATAATAACGCCTCCTGTATCTATAATACTTTGTTCTGTATTAACTAAAGGTAAATAATTTGTAGCTTTTATTAAAGCATTTGTTTCTACTTCATTATTATCGGTTTCTATTTCTATAAACAATACATTATCTGAATAATCTATATCGTCTTGCCAATTTATATAACCGCAATTACCAAAAGCAAGTGTAGGGTTAGATTCTCCACTTGGATGATATTTGGCGGTAGTTGTAACAACTTCACCATTATTGTTTATTATTTTTATATTATCATTTAGGTTATATAATAAACTATCTAGTTCTATAGAGTGCAGATAATTATCATTACCAGTTTTACTATAAGCAAAACCTTCTATTATTTTACTACCAACATTTTCTAATGAAATGAAAAATGCTTTATATTTAGTATCTACAATATTCTTTACATAATATTGTAATGATAATACATTTGTAATAGTATCAATACCTCCTGTTTGTATATCGCTTATATAAACGCCATTCGTTATAAGGTTATGTTCATCTACAAAATGAGCATAGGCTTTATATTTAGAATGAGGCATTAATGTAGAAGCTTGACTATTAACAGAAATATCTCCTCCTGTTATTGTAATAACATCATCTTTAAAAGCAAAAGTACAATGGTAACTATAATCAGTTGTTTTAAGTTTTAATTTATATTCGTGTCGCATTATTCCCTCAGGAGATATATCATTAGATGTAACCTCATATTTATATTGTTTAAATACAAAAGTAATAGCATTTGTTTGAATATCTGTACCATTTATACGAAGCACAGGAGTTCCATCTTGTGTTATTCCAACAATATATCTTTGTATAGTAGCTGTTATTTTTGCTTCTAATCTAGCTCTTTTAGCCGCATTGTTAATGTCTATATTGTTAACACCTTCATCAAATCTATCTATTATATAATTATCTGTATCATAATCACTGATATAATCTATTTTATACTTTGTAGCACCGCTAGTTACATAAGCATAAGCATATACAAGAGATTCTTTGGAATGTATGTCTGACTCAATATTAGCAGACATTTCACGATAAGCATCTTCTGTGAAAGCCCTATCATGGCAAATCCAACCTAAAAAAGAATTATAGAATAACTTTTGGCTATTTCTATTGATAAATAAAATACCGTTTTTATAATAATTATCGTGATAATCACCTGCATAAGAACCATACATGAACGTTAAACCTAAGTTATACCAAGGGTGTAGATTATTATTATCAGCAATAAAATACCAATTATTTAAATAATAATAATCTTCCATTTCTATTATTCCAAGTCTTCCATCGCCAAAAGCTGGAGTCCATGTATCACCAAAAGGTTTTCTTCCATTTAAGTTATTAACAATATGATGTACTGTAACAATATCAGGATTATTGTCTTTGTTAAATTCTATCCAAAAGGTTACAGCCTCTTCGCGAGTTGTAACAGTACCTTTACTATAATTACCGTATGTAAAATCAAATAATATATTTCTAATAAGAGGTGAAATTGAACCTCCATTTGCTAAACTATCATAATAACCTTTAGTGCTATCATAATGCAATAAATAACCGTTTAATCGTAAAGATTGTTCACCAGTTTCATTTGTTATATTAGTGACATTTAAAGATATATTATTAGCTAAAGCTTTAATATCTGCTGGATTAAAATCATATTCTTCATAATTACTTATATAAAGTTTATTTTTAAATGAAGTTATGTTTTCTACATTGTATAATTCATAATTAACTTTTTGTAAAGAATCTATATCTATTTCTTCTACATTATCATAGTCAAAATAAATGCTAGTTGTATTTATATCAAATGACTTCCAACTTCTAGCATTAACAGAATCTTCATGCGAGATAATAAAACCAAGTTGAAATTTACTATATAAAGATTTAATATCGTTATCTATAAAAGAAAGTTCAAAGATAAATGCTTTAGCAGAATCTTTATGTATATTTATATACTTAAGACCTCCTTGTATAGTATTTATATGTTCAGAAGTACCAGCAAACATAGGTCTAGAACATAAATACCAGTTTGTATAAACATCTTTTCTTATCTGATAACGAATAAAAAATACATAAGTACCGTTAGGTATTGTTTTAGCATAAGTACCAATAAGATTTAAATTAGCTATTGGAACTTTGGGTGCTTGTGTGTAAATACTTTCATCGTCAGTATAACTACAATACTTTAGATTTATATGTTTTAAGGGAACTAATAATTTAACTTTTTCTGGTGTTTCACTATAAGCTTTATTAAGTGTAGTTATAGCTGATGCTTTAACTCCTACTTCTCTTGTAATAAACGTTTCTTGATTATCTACTATGGTTGGTATTCTTACTGAACTATCAGTAAATTGTTTAAACTCTACATTTGAGTCTGTATTATCAACAGATTGTATAACAGGAGCAGATACTAATTCATCTCTACCATCTACAATAGAAGGTTCTACGACATCGTTACGTAATGCTCTTAAAACTATACCTGAATGTATAGCAGGTATATATTTGTCTACAATTTGAGTACTATCATATTCTCCTATTGTTAATATTTTCTCACCACTAATATTTGTAGTTACACAACCGTCAATATAACCTTTATTATATTTCCAACCACATTTTATAACATCTATTGTTTTAGAAACTTCATCAAATTCTAATATTGTATTTACTTGTTTATAAATAGGTATTTCTATTTCTACGCTATTATCAGAAACAGGAATAGTGCTTGAACTATATGTATAAACACTTTTCTTATTCCAAGACTTATCTTCATTTACTATAAAACCTTTTATCGGTATGTTAATCGAATCTTCTGTAATTAAAATATTTGTAACCCTAGTATCTGATAAATCATTACCTTCTATAATTTTAGTTACATCATATTGAATTGTAGTTTTTATATTAACTATTTCTTTTATTTTTTCTATAAATTTATTATAAAAAGTAGTAATATTTAATTCTGAATTATAGTCAATATAAAAACCATAATAATCATCAAACGCCTCAGATACAAATCCTAATTTAGATAATTTATACTTGTCCTTTGTATTATCGTTAAAATCAGAAGACTCTATTATAAAATAATATTTATTGTCTTTAACTCCTTTAAAAAAATTGTTAGTTTCAAATGTTTTAACTATATCATATTTAAATAAATCTGTTTCTTCACCACTATATTTAATTATTTCTTTTTTAGTTCCTGTTTTTACGGCTTTTAAGTCATCAGTAAATAAATATATTTTATTATCAAGACCTACAATATGTCCTACAATATTATAACCATTTAATGCTTCTATTTGTTCATAACCATAGTCGTTTATAAGACATCCGTCTTTATCTACTTTCATATTTTTAGCAAATACAAGACTTCCGTCTGTACAAACAGAAGGGTTCATATTAAGATTAAGTTTTGTTACTGGTTTCATAAGCTAACCTCTTGGTAAAAAAGTACTATTATAAAAGAAATTATTCCAACCATCACTAGTTGGTAAAGAAGCATTAACAGATGCCATTGCTTTAGGTCTAAGAACATTCCATTGAGCAAAAGGATTAACTGTTGGATTTTGAGCTTTCAAATCATATACAGGATGTTTATTTCCTCTACTTAGATATTTAAATAAAATATACCATTCTAATGCTTCAAGTAAATTACCATCATCGTATATATAAGGACAGTCACAGTCGTAATAGTCATCGTGATAGGTAGCAACCTCATAACTTTCAACATCAATTTTATCTGCATCAAAATTAATATCTATCTGATTGCCGTTAAGTACAAAGTTTCTACCACTAGGATTTACAACGTCTGCTACTTCTGTAGTTTCCCAACCATTTATAGCATTAGGATTTGTAATTCCAATTTGCTCCCCCGTAGAAGAAGTGTTGGCTTTTGGACATCTACAGTTCTTGTCAGCATTATAATTAGGAATTTCAATACCATTACTGTCAAAAACTTTAAGTTCTTTAGCAGTAATGGTACAAGGAAATATTGCAATTCTATTTGAAACTTCAAGAGTTCTACGTTTCTTTTCCATAGGGAGAACTTTCATTTGAGAAAGTGCATCTATAGTCCATGCAGCAACTCTAGGAATCCAATCACTATCGCTAATATTAAAATCGTTATCTATTTTTCCTATTAGCCTTTGGAGTGTGAGCTGATTGTTGAGCTTCATTTCTTATAAAATTTAAATATAATATATCATTAGTTTTAATACAAAGTTTTAATTTACGAGGAATATCAATAGGAAGTTCACATATTTTATTTAAATCATTATTACAATCTGCTATCATACTATCATCTGTTTTTCCTATTGTGTATCCTCTACGAGCAGTAGGCTCAAACTTAATTTTTTCTCCTTTCAAAACACGACAATTAATAAGAGGTATTTCATAACAAACTTCATTGTCTTTATAAACTCTATAATCTACTCCTTTATATTCTATACCTACACTTGCAGCATACATAGCTTCTTCTTTATTCCAAAGTCGTTTACCTTCTGCTAATAATCGTGCTTTATTAGCTTTTGTTGCTTGAAAGTCAAGCATTTTTCTTCTACCTTTAACTATCTTACAACGGTTAATACATATCCAACCCATAGGATTTTCAAGTACATAACCATAACCATCAATTATAAGTTTTTTATGTACTTCATTATAAAACGCTTCTAGTATATCTTTGTATTGGTTGAGGGTTATATCTAGCATCTGTTCCCATATGTGTATTTGATGCTGCAATTCATGTATATTTTTTTGTTTACGAGCAAAATTATAAAGCTTATATAAAGAAGTAGTAGCAGTATAATTATCTTTTTTATTTATGAACAAGCCTTTAGCGTCATTATAAAATTTGCCATCTATATAAGTGTTGTTCATAAGTTCAGGATATTTTGTAAAATCAAATTTATATTTTGATTTATACTCCTTTGCAAATTGCATTAGTTCAGAATGAAGAGCTTTAACTTCTAATATGTCTTTTTCATATTTGTCAATAGCCTCTTCATATTTTGGTCTTATACTATCTCGCATAGTTTTGTAATAAGTCCTAAAATTTGTTGGAGTTTCTTTTATTCCCATAGTTTATTTAATATTTAATAGTATTTGGAATTTCATCTGTTTCTCTTACATTGTCTAATAAATCTCTTTTATAAATTATTTCTTTTATTTGACCAATCATATCTTCACTAAGGAGATATTCGTTTTCATCAAGCCAAACATCATCTATGTTACTCATACCACTACTTATAGCTACTTCATTTGGATGCTCAAAAGCGGCTTCTATAACAATAGAGTTAAGGTCAAAAGATTTATTTCCAGCAGGAAATATATAAATGTATTCATTTATATAATCATAACAAGGCATACCACAAAGACCTGGAACAGCACTTCTAAATCTAGCAGAAGTTTCTTTAATGTAAGGAAATTCTCTATTTGTTTTATATCCAGCAGAACTAACTCTAGCAAAAGGTAGATTATTAGTAAGTCGAACAGGTCTAGGAACTTTTTGTAAAGTTCTTTTTATTTTATCAATAGAAACATCTTCATAACCTTCTGGTAATTCAATATCTCCGTCATTTACTGAAGTAAGTGTAACTTTAAATCTCTGATTAAGAACCTTATCTACATAACCATGATTCTCAAAAGAACGTCTTATAATTTCATTACGAGTTTGTACTATAAGAAGTTTTAGATTAGCACGTAGAGAATTATTATTAGGTTGCCTTACAGAATGAGCTATTTCACTTACAAGTTGTGCAATACTAGCCATAATATATCAAATAGTAAATATTAATTTTCAAAATAATCAACTTTATAATTATATTCTTCAACTTCTTTTACAGTAGTCAAAGAATTGATAGTTATTTTATTGGTAGCAGTATATCCATATAGCATTTCTTTTCCTCAAAGAGTGGCTTTACGGTTTCAAGAATTACCCGAAGTTACATCAGGACCGAGGATAAACTCCCCTGTGCCACTATTGCCAAAAAGTTGCTTACTTACTTTATCATACATATATCCCCTGGTGCCTATTCTTACAGGTATTAAATTCAGTATTAAAGTTGTATTATCAAATATTTCAACATGATACCATCTGTTTTTTGAGAAATTATTATTATTATAATTATTTAATGTTAATGTTTTATTAAATGTAAAATTGTATACAGTTCCATATTTAATAGTATCAGTAATAATATTTTTAATATATTTATTCCCTAATTCAATTTCATATATTTCATTAGGATGTACTTTAATATTATTAGCTATCAGCCTGTTTTTTCTTACACCCTCTCCGGTATCAAAGTAAGAATCTTTTCCAAAGTTAAAATATCTGTATGAATTATTTTCACCATCATACATACCAAATATAACATTGCCAGTGCTTTCTAAATTCATAAACTTTAATTTGGCTACTATAGTATTTGTTGGATAAATTCCTGTATCAATCCATTGTGTACCACTACTCTCAAGATACTCAATCTCTGCGTCATAAGGCAACCTCTTTCCCATAACTCTTCGTCTGTTAATTATTATTCCCATAATCTACTACTCATTAGTCGGTTTCACAATCTCAATACTTGCTATAATCCAAGCAACACCATTAAACAAAGCATTTATCTCGTATGTATTACCAGCTTCAATACTATACCCGTCGTGATAATAAATATTTTTAGCATCAACCGATGCAATAGTTACAGCAGGAGTAGTACCAGCAGTAAGATAAATAACCACAGTCCTTACAGTAGTCAAGTCACTCATAGCCGGCAATGTAACAGCCAAAGTATCTACAGCCACATCTATACAATAATACTTACTAACCTCGCAGGTAAGGACAGTAATAGGCAAAGTAGCATCTGTAGCATTGACAGGAGAAACAATGGTTGTTACATCCTCCTTACTGCTAATGTCTTGGTGTTGGGTAAGATAGCCTGCATCATTAATAAAGGCACTGACATTGGCAGGCACAGTAGGAATAGTAGGCTTATTAAGAATCTGTGCTATCCCACTATTTGCATTCCAATCAGCATTAACTTGTGCTTCAGGAATAGTAGGTTTGTTCGACAAGTCATTATAAGAACCACTAAATAGTGGTGTATTTATAGGTAATGCGTCAACATCCTCTGCGGAAAGATTAACATCACCAGTTTTCCCGTTTACTGAAGTTACATTACCACCACTTTGTATATCAGCCCATTCAGTATCATAATTAGTATTACTCTTTTTTGTTAATACTTGAGTAACACTTCCACCAGGAGGAACGCCTATACCATTATCTCCTTTAGGACCTTGTTCTCCATCTTTACCATCTTTACCGTCTTTTCCATCTTTAACAGTAGATAAAACATCATAAAACTCATTAATTTGGTCTAAACAATCAGAAACAAGTTTAGTAACTCTATCTACAAATTGAGGAATACTACAACCTCTAAGAAAACCTAAACCTATGTCTTTACGAACTATTCTATTTATTTTTCTCATAAGTTTATAAACTTTATAATTATTTTTATAATTAAAGCTCCCCCGTAGAAGAGTTGTAGAATTGACAACTCAATGACTATCTGAGTGGTTCTAAACTAATCTACATTTCTCTTTACGGGGGAGCTATCTGTATCTATATAAATATTATTTATATTATTATTTATTATTTTATTTATTATATAATTTAATTTATTATTATTTTTATAATATTATTTATTATTTTTATAATATTATTATATTATATTATATATAATATAATAATTAAACTATATCACAGCACTATCGCAAAGTTAGCAAAAAGTTTGAAAAGTCCAAGCATCATTATGTTAAAAAGTGTTATATTTACGTATTTTTAAGTTCTAATCTTTTTAACATCTTCTTTGTTAACATTTTCATTACTATAAACCCTATAGTATATGCTGGAGCTTCACCTTTATCGTCAACATTATAAGCTCTAAGCATTGCTTGCTTTATATGTTCAGCTTCATGTATTATTGAATTTATATAATCACTAAAGCTTTTATGTATGTTGAATAACACAACACTTCTTTTATATTTAATACTTGATATAGTAACAGCTTTAGCTTTTCCTGTAGACATATTTTTATATATGTTAATAATAGTTTTAGTGTTGGTATTTAGTTTATTTAAGTCTTTAACTATATAATCAAAAAGGTTATAATTTATATTATAATAAACTACAACCTTCCAATAATTATCTATGTTAATATATTGTTTAATCATAGAAATTCATCCCATGGAATTGGAATACCAACCCATTTCATATCAGCAATCCAACGATTAAATGTAAGACCTTCTAATCCATCAGGGTCGTCTAATGTATTTTTAATATATTTAGCTACGTGTTCCTCTGTAGGAACTGAGTCGCCTAGATAATCAGCTTTACACATATTAGCAACATATACTGCATCATAAAGCTTATTATTTTTAACTTTAACACCATAGCTTTGAAGAAGTCCTGTTACTTGTTCTTTTGTAAAAGGAACAAATTCTTCATCTTCATCTTTATACATTTGACTAACTGCAAATTTACAAGCTTCTTTATTAAAGTGAGGACCGTTATGACTCATATAAATAGCAAGGTCTTCAGGCATTGTTTCGTAAGCAGTAAAATTTTCTCTTCTATGCATAGTTTTAAAGTTTAATGGGTAGCAATCTAAGACTACTACCCATGATTAAAGTTACATACTTCTACGATAACGACGATAAGACCCTCCGTTACTACGACGATTTTCCATCATTTCTCGACGTTCATCTTCATCTTCTTCGTCTTCATAACGATAATCTTCATCGTCAGTATCTTCAACTTTTTCTTCAAGACATTCTTTAAATTCCTTAGAAAATTTATACATTTTCTTAGCTTTTTTAAGCATATCTTTTAGTTCTGTATTGCTACGAAATCTTAGTATTACCATAATCTTAAGTTGTTTGTTTATTGTTTCCTCCTTTAAGTAAAGCAATAGCCTCTGCAAGCTGTGATTTAAGACTACCTACTTCAGTTCTAAGAGCTTTAACTTCATCATTATTTGCACTACCAGGCATTAGTTCATTAAGAACTTCATCATATTGGGGAATTAATGATTCGTGATAAGAAGCACTTTCAACTATATTCTTACTTGTTTGTTTTAAAGTTTTAACATAATTAAAAAGAGAATCTTTATTGTCAGCTATAACAAATGATTTATCTCCAAAATCAGCAATAGCATTATTACTGGGCACTTGTTGGAATGTTTTTTGTTCACCGTTAATATTAGCTACAATATCAAGTCTTAATTCAGGCATTTGTCCAAACATTTGTGTAGTTTTAGACATAGTCGGAGTTACATTTTCTATAGACGCAGTAAACCATTTAACTTTATCTCGTCTATCAAGTCCATACAGAACATTTCCTTTACTTAAAGTAGAAAACATAATTATAAAATTTTAAAGTTTAAGCTATTGTTCTAGACATAAGGGTAAGCAATCCTTTAGTCCTATCATTAAAAATAAGAATGTTACTAACGTTAAGTAACTCAGCCGCAGTTACAGGAGTACCATTTGGCAACGTAAGAGGCTTTGTAACATCATTTAATGTAAGATTTACAGGAAGTGTTGTTGTAGCATCTGCTGGTATAACATTACTGATAATTACTGTAATATATCCTACAGGTTGTACTCTACGAGAGCCAAGAGCTATATTTATATTATCAGTACCTATAACAGTATTAGTAGATACTATATATGGAATACCTCCTGCATTAGTTGCTATAATTTGATTACAACAAGCCATACTTTTACCTCCTATCCATATTAAAGTATTACACCACCGTTCATACCAACACCCCAACCTGCATAGCCACCAGGATAATAACTTTGACCTACATACGGAGTAGCGTTAGCAGCTACAAGATTAGGCCACTGAACAGGAACAGTCTGAGGCTGTTTTGCAGCAATAGCATCAATCTTATCATCAAGAGCGTGGAAAGCAGCATTAAACTGAAGTGTTTGCTTATCATTACTAATCTGATTTCGCAGCTGAGTAATAATATCACCCTGAGTATTAATCTTATTCTGTAACTCACGTTCTTTCAAATCACAGAACTCTTTTGTAATGAGAGTGTTTTGTCCAGCAATAGCATTGAGAATACTATTAGTATTTCTTTCAGACTGTGTAGCAAGAGTATTAGTTTGCTGACAAACAGCAAGCTGGTCTGCACTTTCAATCTGAGCCATCTGAAGCTGAGTAGCAGCTTGATTCTGAGCAGCTTGTAAAGTAGCAGAGGCATGATTAGCAGCCATAGTAGCTTGCAAAGCGTTAGTCTGATTTGCAATAGCCAAACGATTTTCACAGCAGCACTCACAAAGCTGTTTAGCAAGACCAGCATTACCAAGAGCAATAGCGTTACGAGTTTCAGCAGCACTAAGACCAACGCTTGCACCAACCTGAGATATGTTATTCTGAAGAGCAAAGATACCGTTCTTAACAGTTTCAACACCAGTATTTACAATCTGAGCTAAAGTGTTAAGATTGTCAAAGCGACCATTCATAATCTCAGCAAGATACTGACGACCTTCATTGCCGTTCATAGAATTAACATAATCATTAAAGTTACCATTGCGACCGTTTTGAGTCCACATCATCCAAAGGAAGAATAACCAATATAGTCCATTACCACCACCAAATCCACCATTGTTTTGAAGAGCAAGGAGAAGATTAGGGTCAATACTAGAAGCAGCACGTCCTGCAGCTGCATCAGGGAAAACAAGAACTCCATTTTCACCCATAGTTGTTTCATTTTTAATTTGTTAGTAAATAAAGTTATTAGTTCTTTTATGCGCATTAAAAGATGTTGTAAAAGTACTAACAAATGTATCTGAAACACAGTGTTACCGATAAACAAAATAAACTGCTAACTATCAGTAAGTTAGCAGTTTAAAGGGTTGCCAATAAGCTCCCCCGTAGAAAGAGTGTTGAATTAACTTTCATCTATTGCGCTTATAATTTCATCTTTATACCAAATTAGATTATTATCATGTTTAATTTTCTTACCTCTAGGTAGTTTACCTTCACGAACAAGGTCGTCAAATCTACTTCTGCTAATATTAAGATATTCACAAACTTCTGGTTTTGTCATTTTAATATGAGCAACAGCAGTAAGAATGTTACTAGCTTCTTCTATAGATATATTACTAGTACCATCTTGAATTTTATTAGCATATTCGTGCAGTAGCTTTGCCACGATTTCTTTTACAGGCGAGCTTATCATGTCTATGAAAATAAAGTCCAATAGAAATAAATATAACAGTAAGACATAATTGAATAGCAATCATAGGTCTAAGACTTAGAGGAATTATAAATTCATAATCATACCAATTTATTATACCTTCTACTAATATATAGTATAAGAACATTCTATGCCATCTACAAAACTTAAATACAAAAGAAGATAAATACAAGAATAGCCATACTAATAAGGCAATAATATAAGAAATACTATTGCCTTCATAACCAATATAAGATAAAACAGTATCTGAGAAACTTAATATAGCAATCACTATTGGTATTATCTTTATCCAATGTAATTCTATTTTGTATAAACTATTCTGTAGCCTTTCCTCCATGTTCAAGCCTCCTACGACGTTTAGTAAAACCTCCTTTAGGAATACTAGGTGCAGCTACACCTCTATCTTTATATCTACGATTATTTATTTTCTCAGCCATAAGTCATTATCTTTTTTAGTTGATTATCAGTGTTTGTTATTATAAATTTGCTCAATTTAGCAGTTTATTTTATTTCTGCTTGCCGTCAATATATAAACTTATTAACTAATAAGCAACTTGTTAAGCCACGCTGAAATTGAATTTTAAAATATATAATATTTTTAAGTTTATTTATCTATATCAATTTCTTTATAATCTATACCAAATTTTTTACATATAGGTTTAAGAACCCAAGACCAAAACACAGGAGCAAGTATAGAACTATTTAAAAGAATTTTAACAGAACCATCACATAAGTAATATATCATACCTATGAATATAATCACTCCAAGAAGTATCAGCCTTTTATACCAAGTAGTTAAAGGCTTATTGATTATATCATTAACCGTATTGACTATAAGATAAGTCATTAGATTAACTATTATACAATAAGTAAAGTCAAAACTTTCTAATATTGTTTGTATTATGTTATTTAATATTTCCATTTATTGTTTCATTAATGCGTTAATATCAAAACCACTACTTACTAAGTTAGCTAAAACATTTCTCATAAAATCATCTTCATTTTCTTGATGATGTCTAGCTAAATAAGTATTTAAAACTTTTATTATTTGTTTAAGCATAATATTATTTTCATGCGTTTCTTTAATCAGCTGCTTAAACGTAGGACTTCTGATTGTATCTTGTATCTCTAAAAGAGTATCAAGAACATAACTTTCTTCTTTATGTGTCATAGTTTATTGATATTCAATTCCTATACTATCTACCAATTCTTTTGCAACACTCACAGCTGAATTTACATGACTGCCATGCACAACAAGTTCCTTAGCCACTTCAAATACTCTTTGATTTTTAGTACTTGGAATATTACTACTTTTAGCTGCATCTAATAACTTATTAAATGTATCATTAGATACAGTCTTAAAGTCAAGTTGGATATTCAGATGTTCTCTGATATGTTCCTTACCTTGACTATCAATGTAAGTAACCCAATCAAATTCACTTCTATCACCACGCTCTTTAATCTCAGAGTCGATTACTTCTACTTCTTCTCCAGTACTTCTAAGAATAAACTTAGGAACAGCAATAGGAGGCATCATAAATGTTTTATTTTCCATAATTTTCAATTGTTTATTATACTAAACATATTTTATATAGTCCTGATTTTATAATATTATCAACAGTTGTATTTGTGGCTTCAGCTATATTTTTAAACAGCTTCATTTTCATAGCACTGTAATCTATTCTTTTAAAAATAGCTATAGTACCATAAGCAGTTATGTCAATTTCTATGTTGTCGTAACTATGTATTTAGAACAATTAATAAATATTCTCCATCTTCTGTCCTACCGTAATTATGAAGATAATAGTTTTCATAAACTCCGTATATGTCTGCAATCTTAAACAGAATTTTCTTTGTACCAGATGGAATTGTTATATTTTCAGTAATAGGTGTTCCATTCCCTATCAAACCAGCCTCTTCATAAGCTATACTATTAGGACTTATATCTTGAACACTTAAATTAGCATCGACTTCTGACAACAAAGAATTGTCCTCACCTCTAAATACATACTTAGCTTTCCAATAAGGAGAGTAAATATTTGAAATGCCTATATTTTGAATACTATATGATAAGATGTTATCTGATAAATTAGGATTAGAAATATATATTTTTGCACCTATTGTGATAGCACATTTTGTTATCTGTTCTTTTCCTAATAAAGTCTGTCTTGTTATGTTACTCATAGAAACACCATAAGCACTATATTTAAACATATAATTTAATGTGTACAAGCCATGTTCATTCACCTCACTACCTGCAAATTCTCCATTAAAAGGTCTATTCCGCATATCAAATCTATTAAGATTATCTGATAATTTATATCCTGACGTAACCCACAGTGCAGCTGGGTTATGACCTAAAATATCGCAGAAAACACCACTTAGACCAGCATCATTAGTAAGAGTCCATAAATACTCCCATGTTGTATCACTATATAGATTTACCTCATAATCGTAAGTTGATGCCATAGGAATAAGCAATCTGTTAGAAAAATTATCAATATATAACTTAAAGTAATCTCTCAATATAGAATCATCATCAGGGAATATACAAAGATTGCTACAAGCACCTTCTCCATATATTCCTATACACATAACCCTAACACATTCAACAAGATTTTTTCTTGTATATGTTACTCCATTATATGTAATTGTTCCATTAAGATAGCTTCCAAGTGCCTCAATAAACGACTTCCACCATAGATAAAGGCTTTCCGAATTATAATTAGGATAAGCCATGTAATATCCATTGCTTGTATGTAGCATAAAATTTGGAAGTGTATTCTCTTCTATCATTTCCCAGATAACATCATTTGGAAGTTCAGTATATACTGGCTTTCCGTCAATTAAAAAATTATTGGAAGTGTCGAAAGAAAAACTATAATCAGAAAGATTATTCTCATATATACTTTGTTTCTCAGACCAATTATTTGGTTTTATGATATTGTTTGTAACATCAGTATGTTCTTTTGAATTAAACATACAAAAACCAATATAACCAATACGAGTGTGCCTTTCTACACATCCTACCAAAACATCATCAATAGCATTTTCATTATACCGATGCCATGTTTTTCGATAGCATCTTCCAAAATATGTAGATGGGTTAAAACAGGGATGAATATTTGAATACCACCATCTTGTATTACCATCATTTTCATATTTTTGGAAATTTGAAAAAACGCCATATATATTATCTGGATTTACAACAAAAGTATCAAAAGGTATAGGAGCAAGGTTACTCTGCCTGTTACATACTTTTATCTGCTCTTCTAAAGCATCGGAGAACTTAATTATAGGAGCAACAGAACTTCTTGTTTTATTGTCTTTAACATATCTTACTCTCAAATCTCCATTTACTAGTTGTACATCATCTGGCAAATGCTCTATATTATCACTAACAACAATAAACAGATTAACATTAGGAAATGTTATAGTTCTTACACCATTGTTCCAATCAGTATTAGAAATCATACCATTAATAGTATTTAAATAGTTTTCATTATTTCCATACCTAAGAGCACAAAGTACTGGATTGTTTGCAGTTTTTCTTAAATAAGCTATCCTTATTATAGTATATTTTTCTAAAACAGCTCCATAAGCATCTATTATACATGAACATGGTTCTAATGTTTGTGTACTTGCAGTTGGATAAACAATAGGTTTTATAATATTCAAATCATATTTAGCTGGGATAAATGCAGGAAAAAACGAAGCATCATAAGCTTTGTAATTAGGTGACAAATTTACTATAATACTTGAAGAAGAAGTAATTCTACCAATTGCAGCAATGTCAAGCTTAATATATCCATCAAGAAGTCCGCCATTCTCTCTCTTCATCTTTACAGCTTCTTTATCTGCATTTTTTGCGCTTAGAACTACAGTTCCATCATATTTAATAATTGCAACTCCGGAAGTATTGAAACTACTTATGACAAGTTTTGAGCTATCAAAGTCTGGAACATTCTTTGTATCAATATACAAACCACTTATACCCGCATTACCATATACTGCATGAATATCATCTAATTGGTCAAAATATTGATTTAACATTTCATGTTCATGTTCTTTGACAGCTCCTATAGTTGGCAGTTTTACTTTATCAGCATCCTTTGGATTGATAAAATCGTTGCCAGATGTAGCAACTCCCTGCCAATTAGAAGCAGTGGTGCTAAATGTAGCAGACATCAGTCTATACTGCACATATTTATTGTCAGAACTTTGCACGAATTTGATACTCATTCCGCCTTTTTTCTTGCTAGCAGGAAGATTAGCATTAAGTACTGCAAGAGCACCGTAAAGCGTATAAGTATTGCTTCCTTCTACACCACTTGTAGGATATTTCTCACTGACATCAAATACTCCGTCACCACCTCCTCCTGCTACATTATTAGCATAGAAGTTAGTACCATCATAATATACTTCTACAGTTTCACCTGCTTTCCAAGTGTTAGTAGAAGAAGCTCTCGCTCCTTCATAAAACAAAGGTTTAGCTCCTGTAGAATTGATATTTAGTGTAGCATTATTGACAGTGTTGTCATTGGTCATCTTAACTTTTATGCTGCCGCCAGTTCCTAATACATAATTAGTAGCAACAACGGTCTTAGCTGCTGTATCAGCATTAGTGTCACAAACATAATAACCTAATTTAGCTTCATTGGCATTAGCCTTTGCAGCAACAGCTAAAGCTTCTTGCTGGTCAGGATTTAGCGCATCTAAAGCATTATTGACAGATTCAACAAGACTATAAGTTTCTGTGTTAATCTGTGTTTGCTTTTTGCCAAGGTTATCATCTAAGATTTCATCAGCACCTGCTACAACATTACCTGTAGCTATACTGTGAAGTCTTCCTCCAATGTTTATATCTTTTGCCATAGTTTATTATTTAAGATATTGTAATTTCATAAGTTCCAGCATCTACTGTATTACTGCTTCTATATGATTTATATTCAGTATTATCTATAGTAACAGTAGTAGGCTCGTCTAAGGGAAATTCAAAACCACTTAAACTTGCGCTATTAATGTCCATATAATTTGGAACATTAAAATATATATAACTTCCACTAGTTTGAACAGTTACAGTATAACGTCCTTTAGGATTTATACTAGGAGAATATACAGTAACAGCATCTGTGTAATTTGTACCAGCACCATAATATATTTTATTAACTACATTAAATGTTTTGTTTACAGTTTTATTTACATTATTTACATTACAAGTTACACTATAAATTATATTAGTTTCTAAAGGTTCTTCATTTACATCTGTATATGTTAAAGAAGTACCACTTCCACTAGCAATAAGTTCTTCATTTTTATACAGCAATATATCATTTGCTGCCATATCAGTACTTATACTTAGTTCAACAGTTGGAGTGTCACCGACAAATACAATATTTGGAGATAATGTAAAATTTATATTTAATGTATTATCTATAATTTGATTTATTTGATTTTGTAGTGAAGTAAGATTAGCTGTTATAGTTCTTTGTGAAACTGCTAACTCATAACTATCTCCTAATTCTTGAACAATTTCATAAGGAATATCTGAATATTTACTAAACTTAACCCAATACTTTCTGTTATCAATAGATACACCTGGATGCACAGGTTTTCTACTTAAATAACAAGTATGAGTACTTTCTCGTTCTACTACTACAAGTTTATCATAAGAATTATTTATATTCCAATAATCTTGTTCAACAGTAATAGAAACTTTACCTAATTTTTCAATTTGACTTTTCATAATATAACTCTCTACTTATAACTGTTGTTTCTTCATTATAGTTTACAACTATTGTAAATGTGTGAAGACCTGTTTGTAAATTAGATACATCATTCCATCTATTTACTTGTATGTCATCAAAATAATAATCTATATCACAATCATTAGGGTCTATAGCAACTCCATTATAATAAACATATAAATCACCACAAGGTCTTACTTCTCCATCTACTTCGTGATACATAGGAGTAAACTCAGCAGATAAACCATTCTCTTCTATGGGGGAGCTTTCATGGCTTTCATCTTCTGGACCTAGATAGAAATGTTCATCAAAACCATTATTAAATTTATGTTCATAAAGTATTCCATCATCAGCACTTATTTCAAATTTAGGTCTTTCTCCACAACTTACAAATGCTTTAAGTTGTCCTGTTTCGTCAATAGGAAATACAAAAGAAGTAGAATTATCTTTATTTTGATATATTTGATTTATTTTAGCTTTAATATATTTAATAAGAGTTTCAGCTAGTTTTTCTTTACCTAATTTTCTAGCGGCAACGGCAGCATTAAACATATTAAAACATTCAATAACACCACTGTTTCTATCTGTGCAACTAGCCTTACAATCTTTAAGCATATCTTCTCCATAATCAGCAAGCATTGCTAATATTCTATGATACACACAAATATATTCAGCAGGAATAGTTACATAAATATATTCTGGTTCTACTTGTTTAAGTTGAATACTCATAATTTAATAACTTTATTATAAATATTATCTAACTTAGTTTGTTGCTCTTTACTAAATACATCTATGTTTTCATAAGCACTTATTAAAATGTTAGACCAATCTAAAACAGTAGTTTTATTTTTATTAGGAACATATCCTTGGTCAAATAGAGCAACAATACAATCAGCAATGCCTGACATCCTATTTTCTAGGACATCAAGCATTACTTGTTTTAAATTAGGTTCATACAGCATAAACGTTATGTGTTGAATGTCTTGTTGTTAATGTAAGTTGAATACTCATTAACAGATATATTTAATCTATCATTAATATGAGTTATTCTAGAGATAGCATCTTGTCCATTATAAACAATAGCTATAACATTGTCTGCAATATCTTTTGTCCACTCTTCTTTGAGCTTACTTGCAACGTTTACTTCGTTTATTTCATAATTAGAAAGAACAGAATAGAGTTTATAATATTCGGTATTAACTAATTTATTTATATTACCTATAATTAACTCTTTGTTTTTATCTATATTGTTATGTACTATTATAGAAGTAACTTCTTGAGCTATCCTCATAGCAAAGGATGTAAATCCTAGTTTAATAGCATCCTCACATTGACGAGCGTTCTTTCTTTCACCATCTTGTAAAGTTTTATCTAAAACGCTATTTAGTTTAACTATATTTGCTGTATTCTCTTTAAGAGCATTAGCCATTTCAAGAAGTGGTTTGTTTTTGCTTTTACTTTTAAAATATCCAATTAGTTGAACAATTAAAGTATAAACTATAAAAACACAACTCGATATAGCTACAGTATAATAAGAAGAATTACGTACACTTTCATTAACAACATCACTTATTGTTTGAAAGTCATTCATAGAAAAAGTATTAAGTCCACTAGCTCCCCTTTAAAGAGAGCTGTGGACATTAACATCGTTAATCTTTTTCAGCTTGGTCGTCAGATTTTGCATCTCCTAAAATAGTATCAATCGTAGCATAACTAGATGCTGTAATAGGAACTGCAATGTGAACATATTGCCATACACGCTCGTCTACTTGTTTACCTGCTGCACGACCTGTAGCAAAATGTAAACTATAAATAGCATAACCAGCAGTTGATACACCACCAGTACCACTGCTATTCGGAACTAAGTCCTCAACAGCTTCGGGGAAACCAGGATAAATATCTCGACTTTCTTGGTCAAGAAGATTAAATCCTTTACCAGCTGCACAACGTTGAGCAAGGTCTGCAATGTATGCCTTATCACCAATAGCTTTCTTACCTTGTGTAAGAGCACTAGTGGTAGTACCAGTTAAAGCATCAGCAAACTTGATTTCATAATTATTGCCATCTTGAGCTGCAATAGTAATTGCAGCACCACTAACAGTTGCTTTAACGTTGAACAAATCGTTAGCCTTGTTGTTGACATACTTAACAAGCGCAGTAGCTTCAGTAGCAGCTGTAGTACTACCAGCTACAATGCTAGTTGTAAAGATGTTACGCTCATTAGGAACAGTACCTTTCTTAACAAGAATAACAGTATATTCCTTTCCTACAACAGGAGTAGGCATCGTAAATGTAGCACTAAATTTAGCACCAGCAGACGGAAGAGTCTTAACTACAGATAATGTAGAAAGGTCTACTTCAGGAATTACAAAAGCAGGCATATTAGTACCACGTCCTAAAGCAATGCCGAAATTCTTTGTAGGTGCTGCTGCAAGAAGTGTGCTAGCATCAAGCTCAAAGAAACTAATAGCACCTTCAGCAAGGTTACTAAAGTCATACGGAGAAACAGCTGCTCCACTAGCGTCTGCTTTAGCGTTGATAGCCTTTTGACTATTTACTATTAAAAGTTGTTTCATTGTTTATAAATTTAAATTAAGATTGATAACCCTCATTATCAGGACGAACATTATTACGAGCGTTTTCTCTTTGTTGCTGCTGATTCTGTTGTTGCGTAGCATATAGACTACCTTGAATAGAAACTCTATAAAGGTCTACTGCATGTTTAAGCATAGGTATTTGAAGTTGCTCTGGTAAATCAGAATCTACATCAACACCACCCATATCAGATAGATACTTAACCTCATTAGGTTTTTTAATATAAGAGCAACGTATTTTTTCAATATTAGCTTTAGCTGCAATGGAATCCATACCATTACTATCGTTTTCACCTACATAAAGTTCAAATGTACTATCTGCTACATTACCTGCCTCAGTAGAACTTTTAGCATATACAACCATTGCTGGTGTACGCATACGAGGAGAAAGAACCCAATCATTAAGCACGTCTGCTAAATAAGCTTCGTCTATAACACGAATAGGAAACCACCTAGTTTCAGAACTATTACCATTAACACTATCAGTAATTTTATACTTTACAGAAAAGTCTACATAATATAAAGGTACTTCACCTAATTCATTAGAATGAAATATATAAGGGTCGTACTTATAAGTACTAACTTTATTTTCATCTTCAATAATTATGTCTTTCTTTTTGTATAATGTACGGAGAGCATTGATGTTAGCCAATTTAGAATTGTCTGTTATAACTCTATCATTGGTAGTTCCTATATTACTTTTGACAATTTCATCAACTATATCTATAGTAGATGTGTTGATGAAATTGTCTATTTGTTCAGGAAGAATAGCACGAGAGTTTTGCATACCCATTTGCTGGGCATATTGGCGAAACCATATGTGCATATTTGGGCATGTCATAACTTGTAGTAATTACAGTAACTTATACTTATTCTTTAAAGTTTCAAGTACACTAGCATTATTGGGATTATTAAGATAAGCTACAGCTTCTCCTATATTACTTCCAATAAATGTACCATCTGCTGTAGAAATTTGTTGGTTAAATTCGGGACGTACAAGCTCACCTCTAGCTATAAGAGATTCTATAAAGGCTTTCATTTCTACATTCTTATCTTCATAGATAGTATTGAACTTATCTGGATTGTCATTAAGATAAGACATTAACGAACTAATCTTCTCATCTTTAGACTTCATAACAGCTTCACCAACACTACCGCCTGTAGATACAATCATCTGAATGTAAACAGCTTCAACTTTCTTATCACTTGCTTCCATAGCAAGGAAGTTACGCATAGCCTTTTTACGTTCAGCAATAAGCCTTCTAGAACGCTCTAATTCTTTATTTTCATCACGAATATAAAATCTAAGCGAAACATCAGAATTAATCAATGCTATGTCTTTTGCTACTTCTTTATATAAAAGACAATGACGATAAATAAGATAATGTTCTATATTTTCTGGACGACCAAAACGATATTTAGTACTTTCAAGTTCATTTGTTTCAGTAATCCATTCGTCAAGTGCTTCTTTTAATGCTTTAATGTTATTGCGAGGAGCAGCATCACGTTTAGCGTTAATTTTATCTTCTTTTGCTTTAATGTCTAAATAATCCTTTTTCCTATTATAGTAAAAAGATATATTTAAAACACTACCACGTTCATTTACATTGAATGAAATATTATTAAGATATGCTTTTACGTGAGTTGTAAAATCTTGATTACTTGGAGAAATGCCGATAAGTTCAGGAAAATATGCCTCAACTTCACCCTTGTTAGAAGAAAGAACTCGACTAGAACGAATAGAACTCCCAATCACAGTTTTTCTTGGACCGATAGATGCTTTATTAACAGTACGATAAGCAGAAAAAACTTGCACAGGGGCAATAGTTATTTCTCGTTTATCAATATAAGGTTCTTCAAGTTCGGCTTTCTTTATAGCGTCGTTTTCTACTAAAGTTTTTTCTCCATTATTAACTTTACTTGGAGTACCTTCTATTTTAGGTTTTAATGTATCCATTGTTATTATAATTTAACCATTAATTACTACAGTACACACTTCAGTTGCATCATCTTGGTTGCGTTGTTTACTTGCAGACCATAAGAGTTTTTAATCTCATAAGAACTCTTATCAACAGTAGTAGCGATACTATTGTTAGGTACTGCACCCCAAGACGGAGGAATAGGAGTAAGACCCTTTAAAACACCTTGATGATAAATCTGACCTTTTTGGCGAACTTTACGAATGTTACGGTCGCCACCATAAGTACTCATATCAAGTAAGAAAGCTTGATGCGAACACATAGGAAGACCAGTACGAGGATGAATGTTACCATTCAGACGGTCAAGGTCTGCAAGAGTACCTTTATTCAAGAACGAAAGACTCTTAATAGTAATGATGTGACCATCAATAGTCTTATACTGACGGAAATATTTACCATAAGAAAGACCACCTTGAACTTCCTCAATCATCTTATCACCAAGAGGAGTAGCGAAACCTTCACTACGAGCGTCATTACGGATAGCCATATCAAAGTCTGAAGCAAATCCCTTACCACAAGCAAGAACAATCTCCATAGAACCAGTATCAGTAGACTTATCAAGTAAGTCACCAATAGTACGTTCTACTTTATTGATTGTCAGAACCTCACCATAAGTATCATAGTTAGATTCACGACAAATTTCTTGCATACCCGCAGTATGAGGAATAGGCTGTCCGTTATCTGGGTCAATTAACGAAATAGAACCATCAGCAAGACGGTTATATTCAGCAAACCACAGACGCTCTTCATCCATTACACGAATTTGAAGGTCATGTTGACGCATCTCTTCGTTAATCCAAAGATTAGTAGTACCACCACTCTTTGTCTTAAACTCATACGTAACAATAGTATTGGAAAGATTACCAGCAATTTCCTTAGAATAACGGTGGAACTCAAGCTGAGAAGTCATCTTACCAGGACCCATAACATTACTACGATTACCCTTAGAGTAACTCTCAGGAATAGTAGGAGCAGTAAGTGACCAATACTTTCCAACAGCAAGCATAGTTGGGTCTATATAAGCATTAGGATTAGGATTAGTAATCTTAAGCCTATAAAGGAAACCACCATGAGCACCAGGACCAAGGTCTTTCATAATACGTACTTGAGATATGCCATCAGGAGCAATCAAACCATATTGCTCAATAAACCAATGAGTAGCAAACTCAACCTCAAACATAGCACCACCTTTACCAGGTGTGGTGTTAGCAGTATTGAAATACAAAACATAGTCACTAAACTTAGTACGACCCATAGTCTTCCAAGTCCACTGAACAGTGTCAATATCAACAACACCAATAGAACCTTGACCCTCAGTTAAAAATGTAAGCGGAAAACGGTCATCGTCAAAACCGTAAGTATAGGTTAAGACATTGTTAATTTCCGCAGCTTTAGTAATGGCAAGATTAGCAATGGTTTCTTCATTAGAATAACCACGGTCATCATAATTGCCACGAGATACTTCTCTTAATGCGTACATACTTTTTAATTATTTATTAGACAATCTGTAGATTAACCTAATAAGAGTTCATTATAATCTACTTTACCCGTAGCTGGCTTAATTACTTTAACGGTTTTACCAGTACTTCTTTGTTTACTCCTAAGTTTCAATGTACGGACTTGTTCTTCTTTAGCTGCCATACCAATTAGGTCTTTATAAGTACCACCAGTATACATAAGCCATGCAGAAAGCAATTCACGGTTAAGTAAATCTTCATTACTCTCGTCATTTAGGTCTTTCTGATATGCAGTAATTCTGTTACCATTAGCATCAACTTCAGTTTGCCTTGATAGATAATTATAGAAGTCATCAGGTGTTAATGTTTGTTTCTTACCATTTACTTCTTTTACAAAACTTTCAGGAAGTTTATATCCAGCAATAGTTCTGCTTTTAATAACATTATTTACATTATTCCAATAATCGTTAAGTTCTTGCTGTTCTTGCATACGAGCAGCTTCTGCTCTCCTTGCATATTCTTCACGAACAGTTTTATCTTGTTCTTGCAGTGCAGCAAGTTGATTAACAGCTTCATCATATAAACTGCCAGTATCTTTCAGATACTTAATGTAATTGTCATTTAAAGACTTGTTTCCAAATTCTTTAGCAGCCATACGAATGATAGCTTCCTGTTGCGCAAGATTTTCTTTATCTACAATAATACCATCTCTATCGGGAAGTTCTCCAAAACCAATAGGAGAACCATTAACTGTCACATAGTCTTGAAATTGTTTAAGAAGAGGATTTTCTGAATAAAGCTTATTAATAGCACCTTCTTGAAGTTCTCTAGATTTTAATTCAAGAACTGCATCAACATAAGCCTTAACACCAGCGGCATCGTTAGTGTATTCTATTTTATTACCTTCCTCATCAATAATTTCTGTACCAAGAGCTTCTTGTATTGCGTCAATAGATAATGCATCTTCTTCTTGTTCAAGAGAAGAAAGCCAATCTTTAACTTCATCAGCTTTTTTAAATACTTGACCTTTGTCATCAACTATATCACCATTTTGAGAAACGGTATAAGTTGCATTATCAAATTCAAGCTTATCTCCAGGCTTTAGCTCCCCCGTAGAAGAAGTGTTGCTATTACCATCAGCTCCCTCTTGACCATTATTATTGGTATCACCATTATTGGTACTACTGTCAGTATTTCCGTTATTAGTACCTCCTTGGTTATTGTCACCACCCTGATTACCATTACCTCCTTGGTTATTGTTATTAGCACCAGAAGTAAGGTCAGCAGTACCTCCACCATTCAGGTCTGTAACGTCAGCATTACCTGTATTACCTTCATTGCCAGTAGTAACACCACCAGCACTTTGATTGCCATTACCAGCTTGACCATTATTGCCATTACCGCTAGTACCCTCAAAATCAATATCAATATCTGCCATAATTTTATTAGTAAGTTAATCGTTATTATAACTTTATTAAACGTTACAAATATAGCACTTTTATCATTACCATCAAACATTATATTAAAGTTTTAACATTTATTTAATATTTTAGACGACAGTAATATAAGCTGTAAGAAAATTAATAGTGCTAATATAGTTTAAGTATCAGTCTTAAAAGTAAGTTAAGCAGTCAATATCTCTTCTATGGGGGAGCTTATTTACACAATAAATCTTGAATTTCAATATTTACAAGCTGTCTGTTATAAGTTTTATGCTTGGCTGATAAAGTCATCATTACGCCGTTACCTATTGTAAAATCAAATATCAAAATCCACAAAATAATAAAGTGTCCTAAGTAGTACATTTAATACTATTAGGACACTGAGTAACTTGGGAATGCACTCAAGTTTAAGCTTCAATTACTCTATTATCATTTCCATTTACTTGCATTTCTTGCAAAATTAGCTTTCTTAACCATAGCAGGAGAATAATTATCTTTGTTAGATAATACGCGAGAAGCAAACTCTTGAACGCCCATACCGTGCTTAGTTGCAGCAGCAGTAAAAGTTCCACGTTTAGAGGGAGCGATTTGAATAGAACCACCAGCTTTATGCTTAGGTCTTATTGTTACAGCAGGAAGGACTCCACCAGCAATAGCTCCATCTACAATAGGAACTCTTCCATATTTATCAGTAACTCTAAACCCTTGGTCTTCTGCATTACCAACATATTCTAAAGTTCTTTTAATATTCCAATTATTTCTAACTTGGTCAGGACTTAATTGGTAAGTCCATCGTTGTAAAGCATTAGGATTTTCTTGCCAATGACCTCCAACAATATTTCCATTACGTCCGCTATAAATACTTTCATAACTAAATGTAGGATGTGTAGGAAGTTTATATGTATCTGGAAAGTGAGTACCTATTTTATCTGCTAAAATATTATAGGCTTCTGCAAGATTTGAATTATAAAATCCTCTATAATCATAATCATCTTGTTCTAATTCTCTTCTAGATATATTCCATTTCTTAGCAAGAGCATCAGCCCAAGTATTATAACCGTTATTACGTAAGTGTCTTTTCTTAGGTGTAGCCATATTATTTACCCCCTTCCTCTAAACTACGCTTACGATATGTTTTGTACCAACTTTGTATCTCAGGACTGCCCCAAACTTCTTCACCACGTTTATTAACTAATTGAGGATAATTAGATTGACCAGGATTATATCCTCGTGGATTCTTTTTATAATGTTCAAAACCAAGTTGAAGATAACTTTTAGAAGGTTGTGCTTGATTTCTTATAGCTTGTTTATCAGCATAAGCTTCACTTTCTTTCATCATTCTTATATTATCTTCCCAAGTTTTAGCTTTATGCATTACATAATTATAAACACCGTTATATGGATTATCGTTAGGATTATAATTTATAAGCAAACTTTCTTTTGTATCGCCAACTCCTATATTTTGTATAGCTTTGATAGGCTTAGTTACTCCCATTTGTTTTTGTCGCCAACGAGCTTTATTTAAGTCTTGTCTATCTACTTTGGATATTTTAGCTCTACTAATAATATCATAAGTAGGATTATTTAAAGTACTTTCTTTAGTAGCCAAACCAATAGCAGTTTTAATAGGCAATCCAGCTCTTTCTGCATTAACAGCTATAGAATCTAAAAGATTTGTACTTAAAACTGCACCTGTAGCTAAACCTGCGTTTGTTAGAGTAATTTTCTTCTCTGGTATAAAAGGAATGTTATAATTTTTATAAGGACTTTTGTATCTTCCAGCTTTTATATTATAACGATAGTGAACATTTTCTTTATAATTAGTATTATCTCTAACAGCTTCTTCTTTAGTATTCCAATGTCTACCAGTAAATTTAGCTATATAATCTTTTTTATCTTTTAAATTATAGTTATATGCTGCGTCATTCTTATAAATACGATTAGCTAATACGGCTTCTTGTCGCGTATTATAAACTTTACCGTTTATAGCTTTGTAGACAATTCTTCTTTTAGGTGTAGGCATAACTATTTATAATTTAGATTTTAAATAACAATTTATATCACAAAAATGTTTATGACCCTTTACATAGAATCCATCATCTTTTAATTCTTTATCAGATGGTTTAATGTCTATATAATGATTTAATACATTACCACAATAATCACAAGTTACTTCATACCATTTTGTTATCATTTATAATATTATCTTATATTTTTATTTTTATTAGATTTTTTATATAGTCCATATCCTATACCTCCGCCTATTATAGGAGTTATATTTATAGCATTTTCAGCTGTAATTCGTGGAGTTCTTGTAGCATCTGCCCAATTTAAAGTAGGAGTATTCTTACTAACTCTCCTCCAGCCATAAGTAGGCTCTAAAGCGTAGATACTTTCAGATACATTAACACCTTCTGGATTAACATATTCAGAGGGAAGCACAAACCCTTTACTACCAGTCCACTGACCGATAGGATAATTTTGACTTCTAACGTGCAACATTCTAGGTGTATCTTTAGTGGCGGTCATTAATCTTGTCATTGGTTCACCATTAACAGATGTTGCATAAGGTTTTCCCTTATTCCACCAACTATAGTCTAATTGTCCTTCTTTTTTAGCAACACCAGGAAAAAGAATACCATTCTTTACATAAGCTCCATGATTACTGAAAGCACCTGTATTATTACCTCTATCAAGATGATATAGCAGGTTAGGATTATCTATTTCAACATCCCCGACTCTTGTCCTTTTAACACTGTTAGAAAACATATTTCTCCAGTTAAGAGCAGCAGCTTCTTGTGCAGCTTTATTCTCAGCCTTCATCAATTTAGCATACTTAGGTAACTTTCTTAGTGCAGAAAATGTGCCAAATGCTCCTATATCACCAGCAAGGTTTATTGCAGCAGAAGTATAAGGATGTTTTTGAGCATACTTGTCAGATACTAGACCATTATTTCCATAGAACCAATTATTTCCAAATTTGTTCCATGACATATTACCTTTTATAGCTTCTCTTAAATCATAGGCTCTTCTTGCCCATTGAGTTGGAGAAAGATTGTTTAGACCTCCTAAAGTACCTATATTGAGTAGGTCTTCAGCAGTAGGAGTTACCCTGTTGACATATTCATCTGCCTTTTCATTGGCTGATTGGTTGGTTATACCTTGAAACAATTTAGACTGCATGGGCAGTTTTTTGTAGGGCTTAACAGTAACTTCATCAAGAACAGCTGTTCTGTTTGGATTATCTGCAAGAAGGGGCATAGCCTCACTTTGGGTGAAGTATGTAACAGGAATATTTGCCTTAGTATCTCCTCCATCCTTAAACAGATTGCCTCCTAATGCTTTCTTTTTCTTTTTTCCATATACAGTTACTTCTGGAAGATAAGTAGCTCCTCTGTAAGGATAAGGTACACCATAGTAATCATCAAGATAAATCCTATCATAGATTTCTATAGGTTTTCCTATGCCAAAAGACAAATCTCCTGCTTTATCTAAACCTATAAACTTTGTAACCTTATTACCTACATTAGTTATACCTCTAAAGGGATTTAAGTCCCATTTGTCATAATAGGATACATATTGTCCCTTTTTATCTCTACCAGTATCTACAGTAAATGTACCTAATTCAGGATTAAGTAACTGACTTCTTTCTCCTTGCCATAATGCCTCTTTTATGATATGATTTATATCATCGTTTGCAAATGGAATGGATACATAATCTTGGTTACTGCCTTTACTATTTGTAGGTTTGTACTTGGAAGTCTTAAGTACAGGATTATAGTGTCTTCTATTTTTTGGTATACCTAGATAAGTTCCCCACAAATCATCCAAAATATCTCTATTACCAACATACTCCTGCTTATTAGAAGGCTTGTTGAGAAATACAGCAGAAGCTATTCTTTCTACAGGATTATTATAACTAAACGGAACAACATTATCATAAAGCCTCTGTCTAATATCTATATTAGATGTGGATGGTATATACCCAGCCCCACCAGTAGTTACAGGTTTTGGATTATTATCCTTCTTTCCTCCACCATCAAATAAATTACCACCAAGTCCATGCTTCCAATGTTTATTCGTTTTAGCTAACTGCTGTTTTGTAACAGCAGGAGTGCTATCTAAATATCTTTTCTTAGGTGTAGGCATACTATTTATCGTATTTATTTTTATTAATCTTAGCTATACGTTCTTTACTTTTAATGTCTTCCATTTTAATAGCTCTGTCAGCAGCTTTATTATACAATGTAGATTGTATATTTTGTCTTTGTAAATTAAGTTTTTCACGTTCAATATTAACTTTATTTTCTTCGGCTATAGCTGCTAATCTATTTTTAGCTTGACTTGCTTCATCTCCTCCAGTATTACCTAGCATAGACATATCAACATCAATATATTTAAGAGCCATTTCATGTTGGAATTTAAGGTCTTCAAGTTCTTTATCTTGTTGACCTTTAGCTTCAATTTCACGAAGTTTCATTTGTATTTCTTCTTCTTTAATTTGTTGCTCAACTTGTTTCATTTGCTCTTCATGTTGTGCTTTTATTTGATTAAATTTATCTATAGTAGATTTAATCTTAGAAATATTATCTCCTGTTATAGCAGCAAGTGCCATATCAAGGTCACCATTTTGTGCTGCACTAAATGCCCATTGACGAAGTTGTTGAATTTTATCTTGTTCCTTAGCGTCATTCTTAACAATAACTCCACAATCAGAACAAACAAAAGAATTAACATCAAGACTCAAATAGCGTCTAGTACCAGTGCTATCATTATATGCAACCTGTAAACCATCTATAAAAGCTAACTTACTAAAGTCTATATCACGTTGATAATCACGACGGCGCATTTGGTCAAATATTTCTGTAATAATTACACTACCCATAGAACTACGAGTAACAGCTTCTTGTGTAGTAGCAGCTCCAGCAGACTGTGCTATTTCACCATAACGTTGTGCGTTCATATCTACACAATCCCATGCTTCTTGACGAGTGGCTATCATCAGCTGAGTAATTTGTGCAATATAATCTCCCATATTAGCATTAAGTAGTCTTATTTGTGCCATCTTTTGAGAGTTACTATCTTCAGCATCATCTATAAGCAAAGTACCATCAGCTGCCATTCTATAAACTCTATCTTCTTCTTTAGTAGAAACAAGACTTTGAGGTAATAATAGAATAAACATCTTATTCTTTGCTATAACCATTTCTCTATGATATGCAAAGATATTACGCATTATTTGGAAAGGAGTTATAATAGATATAATAGAAAACTTACCCATATATGGAAGTAATTCCATTATACCATTATAAGGAAGTTTACCATTACGTTCATAAGCTATAGGTCTTGCTTTGATAGGATATATAGCAGTATATCTACTTCCTATACGATAACCTTCGTAAACTTGAGTATCCCATTCCCATTCTATTGATATATCTCCATTTTGTTTATCTAACCGATAACTTTCATCTACCACTCTAGTAGTAGTTAAACCAACTTCATTAACATAAGTTAGAATACCTTTTCGTACTTCACCTTTCCAAACAACGTGCCAAACTTCATAAAGATTATTATTACCTTCATTAATTCTAATAGGTTGTTTTTTAAAGTGGTCACGTTCTTCTTTGGTAAACTTCTCACATACATCACTATATGTTTCAAAATATTTACTATAAAGCAGTTGTGTACCTCCTTTTTGATTACCTTTAGCATAATAATCTTCTAAAAACTTTCTGTCTTTATCTGTAAGATATTCATCAAACATATCCATAATTTGACTATAAGATAACATCATGCGTCTAGCAAACATATCATGGTCTTCTACAAAAAATTCTCCATTAGGAATAGGATATGCATCAATAACAGGAATATGCTCTTTAATAATTTGTTCTCCTCTTATATCAGAATAAGTATAACATTCTCCTACAGATATATAATCAAAGAAAGCTGATAAATAAATCATGGTATCAGATGTCATACTTCTTACATAATCTAATATATCTTGCGCTTGTTTACTTTCTTCATCTATATAATTTTCATTAAAATTATTCATAAATTCTTCAGGGTCTGGCATAGCATCCTGAGGATTTATTTGTTCTATTGAAGCACCACTTTGTTCAGCTTCTGCTTGAAGTTGTTGTAATCTTTTTTCAAATTCTTGTTGAAATGCTTGTGAAGCCAGTATGCCAATCTCTTCACGAAGTTTAGCATTTCTTTTTAAAATAACATCTGGAGCATTAGCACCGACTACAAACTCATGTACTCCTTTAAAATACTCTGAAACATAACGACGAACAACATCGTTCATTATATCTAGATTACGCATAGTAGCAGGAAACCTAGTATATTTTTCATTACTACTATTATAAGGATTAAGAGTCTTTTTATAATACTCATTAGGAATATCACCGTGAAGAATAGCTAACTTTGTTTCAGTTTCTTTACGGTCATTAAAACTAGTACCTGCATCTATTACATAATCTATACAGTTACCATACCAATCAGCTTTTTGTTTCTCTGCATAAGAAACTCTTTGCCTAGGAAAATATTTATCATTAAATAGATTCATATTATTATTATCTTGTTTAACTAAAACCATTCACGGTTCCAAATACTATCTTTATTCTCAATTATTTTTTTACGAGTAGCAAGCTCTTTAGCAGCTTCTACATCCATAAGACGCCATCTAAGAGCGCGCATAATCATTTCAGATACACGGTCAAAGTTACCAACACTATTCCATTTCTTTAATTCTAATATACTTTGATAATCAAAAATAGTTTGAAAGAAATAAACATCATTTCCTAATTCATCTTTACCAACTACAGAATATAACATTTCTTTAAGAAGACGTAGACCTTCAAGCTTTTTTGGACCATCACCCATGTTAACACCATAAGTAGATGCTACAGCACCTTTAAGAGAAGTATCCCATATTTGAACTGGGTCTTTCATTAAATACTTTAGTGCTTTCCATTTTGTAAAATTACTTACAGTTTCTCCTCGGTTAATTTCTACAGCAACAGTTCCTACACAATTATAAAATCTAGCCATAAGATAACAAATCCAATCAGCTTGTTCTAGCTTTTCAGGACGACCATAATAGGCACAAACTAAAGCAGATTTAAAATTATTATAAGAACAAGGTTCCATCCATACTTTAATACTATTATGAGAGTGTTTTGTAGTAATCAATTTGTTTTCTTTGTTAATACCTACAGGGTCATAACTTATAGAATATATACCAGGAGGCGTTCCATATACTTTTACGCCATCATTGTTTATATAATCTATTTTTATTGGATTAAACCACAACCTACAACAGCCATGAGGATGTTCATTATTTTTACGAGGAACACCCTCTATCCAATCAAAAAAGTCAACTTTGTATTTACCACCATCAGCTTCAATTCTAGCATTTGTCTTAAATATAACCTTTCTCTTGTCATCAGCACTCTCATAAAACATTCCATCACTATAAATCTTATAAACATTATCTGTTCTAAGTTTTTCTTCATAAGCTAATAGTTGCTCACTACTAAATATATTTTCAGTAGTAGAACTAAAAGACTCAGAAGGCATATTAGCATATTGACCTAAATAATTGATATATTCAGCAAATGTTTTAGCAGTCTTCTTTTTTCTATTGCGCTCTATATATGCTACACGTAATGCTACTTCAATATTAGAATTACCATCTGCATCCATTGCAAACAAATCTCCTACTTGACCTTGAAGACCCCACGCGTATGGCTTAAAGTATCCACAACATTCATTACGTGAATCTTTATCCCAAACATTTTCAAAAGGCATAAAATTATATGATTGTGGGGAATAAAAGTTTTGTTCAAAGATTTGCATATTTCCAGTAGTAGAAGTACCCCAAGCCATAAGTGTTCCTGTAACATAACTACCTGTTCTCATTGCAGGTTCAGTAACACTCATAAACTCGTCAAAATTATCCATAGTAGATAATTCTTCAACCTTTATTTTCATAGCATCTTTACCAATAGCACAATCTGGATTGTTCATCGCAGATACACTAAATAAAGCACTTTTCCATGATTTTGGAGATTCAACTCCATTTGGTAATTTATAACCAAGTCTAAAGTTTTCTTTATCTGTTGAAAGAATACCTCTTACAAAAGGAGTTTTAGTTTCAAAGAAACGTAAATTATTTATAGTAAAGTCTGTTAAACCACCAGTTACTGTAAGATATTTCTTATCACTTGCAACATGAATATCTACTTTTCTTGCATTAAGATTTAAATCGTTAGCTGTATCAGCAGCCATAATATAAGAAAAACCTCCACGACGAGTTTTATCTATTATAAGATGAAAACCATTACGTTGAGCAAATTCCATTATATGCCAAGTCCAAAACTGAGCATCTATAAACTTTGGAAAGTCATACTTCTTTTTACCAGTAGAAGCTTTATTTGTAACTTTAGCTGTAGACGTATCTAATTGTTCAATCATAGTATAATTCAAATAATTATACATACCACCTGTAATACGTACATTTTGAACTACACCATTTCTTAATAAACAAGGAGCAGAAAAGCCATGTCTACGACGATACTCTTCTCTTTTTCTAAATCTTCTATGTGGAATACTATCAACTTTAAAAAAAGTATATTGTTTATTTTTTCTATAAAAATCAGCAACTTCTGTAAATAAATGAGTATTAACAAATTTATCTCCAGGTTGTATGTTAAGAAGAAAACCTCCAGACTCTCCTATAAGAAATAAATCGTCAGGGTCATCATAGCCAGCATCTTTTGCGTGCTTATAATGACTTTTATCTTCTTTTATATATTGAAGAAAAGGGTATTCAGCAATATACTTTTCAATAGTTTGTTCCATAATTTATTTAACTATAAGCGCAACAGCCAAGGAAACCGAAACAAGGACTCCAAGCCAACCTGCGATTTTACGTTTTCTAACTTCTTGTTTAATTTGTTTCTGTAGAGCATTAACGTTATCGTTATATTCTCGCATAATCTTTTCGTCAACAACAATGATTGACCTAAGTGAATCATTAATTTCTTTTTGATATTTAAGTTCAACCATTTTTGCGTTAGCTTTACGAAGGTCGTCAAAAGCAACCAATACAGAGTCACTAGTAGCAGTAAGCTCCCCCGTAGAAGAAATTGTATGATTATCATTCTGACACCAGCTTATAGAACAATTTAAGAGTACTATCGTTGTTAAGAGTACTAACCTCAATGACTTTTGCATCTTTAATACTATCTAAGTTTTCAACTTTAATTTTAATAGCTTCACGTTTATTGTTTAATGAGTCAATTTTATTGTTAGCAATATTTTTATCACTATTGGTATAATAACCCATAAAACAACCTATAACAATACCTATTAGAAATACAACAAGTATTATATTTATATATGCTAGTTTGTCTTTCATACTAAATCTTCTTCTTTAAGTAAAGTATATGTAAAACAATTACCAAGTCCATTACTAACTTGCTTTTTACAATAGTTTATAAAATTATTAAAGGAACTTTCATTAGCAAACACTTGACAACCTGCACTCCAAGTATCAACTCTAGAACTTAATCTACCTGCTTTATGTATATTGATACCAAACATACCTTCATCTAATGTTGCAGGATTCCAGTCGTATATTTCATCTTTATTTGCGTCTCTATATACTTTAACAGGTTTATTTCTTTGACAAAGAGCTGTATATTTACCTCTATGTAAATCTAATTTGTATGTAGCTCTATATTGACCTGGAACAAGTATTGCAGTACCTTTACGTTGAGTAGGATTAATCATATAATAACGTCCTGGGTCAGTAGTTATTTGATATATTTGTCTAGCCCACTGTCCTGTTGGAGTTTTATATATAAGAACAAGAACATCATCAAAACTATTTGTTATTTGTGTCCCAGAAGCACGAACTCCAATTATATTAAGATTATATGCTCCGTTTGTAAAAAAGGCATAACCTTTCTTTTTAAAAAGAGCTTCAAAATCATAATTCTTAACTTTTGTATAAAGTGCAGTTTTCATCATATTAAAATAAATTTAATTGTTTATTATTTGTTTTTCTTTCTGCTGTAAGTTTATATAATCTATCTTTAAGAAGAGCTATTGCTTCATTCTTACGATAGTTAATTCTAAACCAGTTAACTGTTTCTTCTCCATTTGGGTCAACATGATAACCATTACTATCTCGTAAAGGTTGACCATATTTATTTCTAATCCAAGGACTACCTATATGACAAAGACCTAAGCCATGACAAGGAATACCTAAAATTAATTCACTCATTAGAGCATAAAGAGAAAGTTGCATAGTATAATGTTCACCATTACAATTCTCTAAATGACTTAAAGGAGGAAGCATTGTTTCATGTTTTTTAACCCATTGGTCAGTAAGTTGGTTAGGAATTACAGACTTATCTTTTTTATAATATCCTGCTTCAAATTTTAAACCATCTCTATTAGTTTTCCAATCAAGAATTACAAAGTCAGTAGGGCGATAACAAAAAATGTCAATCGTACCACTAATTAGATAATCCATAAGAAAGGCTCCAATTTCAGAATAAATAACATAACCTTTTTGTGTATAGAAGTCAAATACTCTGTATATCTCAGGATATTTATTATTTGTTGCAGCTTTAAATTCCTCAACATTTAACGGTTGTGGTATTAAAGCAGGAATGTCAGCTATTGTTACAACTCTACCACTTTGCACATCCGTTAAATATTGTATAGCTCTTTTAAATTTAGATACATCTTTGATGGCATCTTCTAAACCATTATGAGTTTTTGTACCACGTTCACAAGCTTCATTTTTAATTCTATCCCATTCTGCACGAATAGCTTTTTCCGATTTACCTTGTTCTCTAGCTTTCTTATGTGCCCAATAATCTGCATTAAAATGCGGATAATAATCTGAAATTAACGTAGTGACACTGCGATATTCATTGCCGAAAGTGTCAGTATATTTATGAGGAGCTTCGTCAAAGAAAAGAAATGTATTATTATATCTAGTATCCATAGGCTAATTATCATCTGCGTCCATAGAACTTAAAACAGCATTACCACCTCTAGATATTTCTGTTTCTTGTTCATACATTAAATTTTGTTTAGCTTCTTCAAGTTTCTTGAGAGTAGAAGGTATATCACCAGCTTGTTTCTTAACGTTGTCGACAAGACTTAATATAGTAGCAATAGTATCTGCTGTTAAAGGAGTAGCAAGTTGTTCATTTAAAAACCTATTTATTTGACCAATACCAAGATTTATATTGTGTATAGTCTGCAAAATATTTTCTACAACTCTACCAGCTTCTGTAATATTTTCTTCGTAATATCTTTTAATTAGACGTAATACTAAAGTATCAGGAATATAATCAGATGGCAAATCAGCTTGTTCTCTAGCATATTTTAAAGCTTCTGCTTCACTTAAACCAGATTGACGAGCAGGAGATTTTGGGTCGCCAAGTTGATATATAACAATAGCTTCAGCTATATATTTTCTTTTATCTGGCGTTTTATCTCTAGTATAAAGACTTCTAATGTCTTTATCTAAAAGTTGTCGTAAAGTTGGTGCTACAGGCATACCGCTATCATCGACAACAAGCATACTATCTATCGTTACTATCTTCGCCATCGTCAATTATAAGTTCGTTTTCAATAGCACAAATACTATGACTTAAAAAGAAATGAATACGAGCATATCCTATTCCTTTTTCTCTACAGAGTTTTTTAAACAAACTTCTATTTTTAGAAACAGCCATACTTAAAACATAATTGTAATACTTTTGTGCTTTAAGTCTACGTTCATTATCATAAGCAAGATTCCTACGAAATAAAACGTATTCTTCTG